AGCTTTGCTGTGTACGGTGTTCGTGCTGCTGTGTTTCGCGGGCTTGGCTGAGCTGCGCTTGCACCATCTCTTGCACTTGTTCTTGGGTTAGCCCTTGAGGTTGCTGCACTGGTGCTTGCTGGCCTGGTGCCTCCATTAGCTCCGAAGGATCAACGCCGTAAGAGTTTAAATACTCCCGGGCTGCTTGAACTGGATTGGTCTTAAAATGCCTGTCCCATGCGATTGCGTTCTTAACTAGGTCGGGCACGTTCACGCCTTGCCGGGCGTATTCATCACGAACGGGAGCAACTGCAGATAGGACATCTGAGATCTCCCGCTCCTTCGCAGCTAACGCCATTGAGTTTTGAGTCAGGTAGTTTCTGACCTGATAGGCCCGCTCGGATAGGTACGCCTTAGCCTCGGGCGGCAGCTTTTCGAACATCGCCTTACGCTCTGGGCTCATGTCAGCCGGGGCCAGGATTGGGTCAATTGATTGCGTTGCCGCTGGTGCGGGCGTTGCTGGTGCTACTTGCGCGACAGTCGGGGCTGCTAACTTCTCGGCCTTTTGGGGCGTGGCTGGTTCGTCGATCTTCTTTCTTAGCGCTGCGCCAATAGATTTAGCGGGCCGCTGCTTGGTTGATGCCTCAACCTTTTCAGCCTTGGGTTCTTCTGGTGTGGTCGATGAGGATAAAGACTCTTTAGTGGAGTCCGTCATCCTGCCCGGTTCTGGGCTTCTGCTTTCTGTTACTGGTTCGCTCTTTACTGACCCTGACTCACTCGCGCCTTTTAATTCCATGCCTAATTACTTCCCTAAATTTCTCCGAAATGGAGTTTTCTAGGGCTTTGCTGTCTTGCTGGCTCTCTGGCTCATAGCCGTTTTCGTAGGCTGTGCCTACTTCATCGTACCCATGAGCCCGCGTTACCTCTCGAAACTGTGCTTTGCTTGTGAACATCTCACCCGTGATTGGGTGTTTCGTTGGCGGCATTTCGTCTTGAATTATGTGATAGGGTACACCCTTTTCGTTCTTGGGCTTACCAATCTTCATGCGGAAATGACCACGAACGCCTGTGCCAAACTGGCTCGGCCACGTGCCCTCGTTTTCGTCACCGTATTCGAAAATACGGGTCTTTATTTCGTCACTCATAGCCTAAATTACACCCGGTTTTCTAAAGCGGCCTGGCGCGTGTCCATAGCCTCTTTCATTAACCCCGCCTGTATCTGACGGTCCTTTTGTGCAAATTCGATATGCGATAGCTGAATATCCGCGCCGACCTTGGCGGCCTCAAGTTGTAGCCTGTTGTTCTCTAGCACCAAGGTTTGCTCTTTTATTGCCAGTTCCCGGTGTGCAATCTCTGCATCCATCGCGGCCTTTTGGGCCTCAAATTGCATTTGCTGCTGAACCTTCTGCATGTCCATTTGAGCCAATTGCATCTTGGTCTGAGCTTCGATGATTTTTGGATCTTGCGGCTGTTGATTTTGAGCGTTTCTAGCCTTGTTGATGACTGCTTGATTTAGCGCCTGGAATACTGGCTCTAGTTCTTTGCCGCCCTTGTAAGTCCTAATAGTGAACTTCAAAAGCTCCGGTGTCAGGTTCCCCGTTTCTGGGTACTTCTCGACCCATCCGGCCATCTGCTCTAGGAAACTTCCAACCGATGCGAGCAGGTCCACCCGCTCTTGTCTGTCGGCTCTTTCATCTAGCGCCACCATTGAGCCTTCTTTGATTTCGATTCGGTAGCGCCGGGCAGCGTCGTCACGTAGTAGCCCAATGACAAGCGGGTATAGCTGCATCCTTGGATCGGGCGGTGCTTCTCCGTTTGGCCCTGGGCCGCCAAACTCGGCCATGATTTCGTCACCATTCGCCACATCCCAGATTTTTTCTTCCGAGTAATGTTCGGCGATAATCTCAGCCAAGAGGCCCACGCCGTCGCTAAAGAACTGCAATATCTGCTTTTGTCTGACTGAGAACCGGAGGCTAGTAAAGTTAACCTTTGACTGTACACCCGTCGCTGTCTCGACAGGATTTGTAGCCCCCCTGATTACCTCATTAGAACCTGACATCTCATAAAACTTAGCTAGTGCGATTTCTCGGGCAGCGTTTAGCACCTCAATCGCCCTAATGTACGGCTCGACGTTTAGGGCTTCGATGCTGTTAGCAAGCCCGCCGCGGGCCTTATAGGATGGCCAGTTTTTAAGCGGTATCATCTTGAGATCGTCAGATAGTAGCGCCTCGATATCCGTGCCCATGCTGGCGTCGTACGCCATGTTGGTTCTAACCGCTTGCATGGCGGCATGTATGCGGGTCGTTAGCCGCTCAACTTCTGTGATTAGGTCTTCCAGAAGCGTATAGTCCGAGATTGGGACAATCGAACTAGGTTCGATATTCGCGTAAGCCTCGACGCAAGGCCAGAAGCCCTTGAACTTTATCGGCGGCTCTTGCTCTAGTACGATTTCTTTCTGTCCAACCGATAGCCAATAAACCTTTTCGCTTGGCTTACAGTAAATTTCCCAAAATTCCGCTTTGCCCTCGTAGGTTCCGATCTCTTTTGAGACGCTCTTTTTAACGTCCTCGGGTACTGTGTCGTAGGTAATGCTATTGGCTTTCTCTTTCCCGATTAGCGCTTCAACTTGGTCCCGATTCATGTAAGCGCGGCGGGCTTTCCATTCTACTTCTGATTGGTTCCGCGCCATGCCTTGACGAAAATCATTGTAGTGGACGCAATCAAGCACCGCTCGCTCTGTTGTTTTCTTCTGAACGTCCTTTAGTACTGAAAACGATCCATCTTCTGGGTTTTGCGTTACTTCGTTTAGGTCGCCCTCGTATAGTGCGCCCTCGTTATCGACTAACTGCCCGTTTTCGTCTGAAAGTAGGCCAAATTCCTCTTGGGTGTTCTCAACTTCCGACTCATATCGAGCCCACAAAACGGCGCGACCTGTTAGCATGAACTGTAGAACTGCATTATAGCCCGCTTCGTCAATCTCTTGCTCTTCGTCTAGATTGAATTGCGTGACGCGCTCCAAAAACCTTGCGCCCGCGGTGTGCATCGGGTTGCCTGATTTCTTTCTGAGATCCGCTTCTACTTTTGGCGTCGAAGAATAAAACGCTGGCAGCATGGTGTTGACGTGAGCCCACCAAAGGGACAGCCCGCGGCTGCACCCTTCCATCTGCTGTGCGCCTGTATAAATCTTGATTGATTGCTCGGCTGCGGTCTTGAACTTGTCGTGGTCGGTTTCGGACCTGGTCAGCTCTGATAGCCAATAGGATGCGGAGTATCGTTCTACTTTCCCGCTCTCCATCTTGTCTCTGATTTTTGAGGCCATTAAACCTTTTGAATCTTACGGCGCTTTCTCGCTCGTTCGATGTAGTCATTGACGGCGATGCTGCCCATTGTACCGATGGGCTCAACGGTTTTGTACGGTGTTTCGAGGGGCCTGGCCTTGCATAAGTACCTAAGCGCGTCGGGCCCGTGGTCATCGGCTGACGTGTCGCAATCCTCGGGGTGTTTTAGGTCGATTGGTAGAGCTGGAAGCGATTGGATTAGGTATTTGCATGTGGTGAAGAAATAGATCATCGGCTTCTCTGGTAAGAGCCGCCGCCTGATTTCATTCCACCCTGAGATCCTTTCGTTATCAGCTGGGCGAAACGAAACGCCCTCATTTCTAAACTGGTCGCCAATTGAGGGGCCGCCCGCGTGGTTAAAGATCGAGGGGTCGGCCACCATTAGCGGGTCTTCACCCTCGCTAAACAGCTTTACGTTCCTAGCGATTTCACCGTTATCAAGGCCTTTCCCGGTGTACTCCCGGTAAACAACGAGCGAGCCTTTTGGATATGGTACTTCGCGGCCTCTGTCGTCCTTGCCGCTTGAGACTGCCGCCCACACCGCACAAAATGGACTGTGATAGCCCCAGTCAAACCCGAGATAGCGGGACCAATGCTTAGGAATTGCAAACGGCTGTAGTAGATGCCGAACGCCAAACTCTGGGAAGTAACTCCCCTCATGAATTTCAAAGTCACCTTCCAACCAAGCCCTGACAAGCTCGGGGCTGCCCACCATGTGGAGGCGGTTTATATATTCGGGGTCGTTTTCTAACAGTATTCTATTGTTAGTGATTAGGGACTTGATGAAGCAGTAACGAAACTCAGCACCATTTGAGAGCTTTCTGGTTAGCCCAACCGAGCCGAGTGGGGCGGGGTTAATAAAAAGCTCTTTTAGCCAGCCGTGGCCAGGGCCGCCGGGGTTAAAGGTTAGCGTTAGCTGTGTCGGAACCCCTGTTTTA